TTACTTTGAAATGTTCTTAATCCTTTCTGTAAATTTTTGAATCGCATTCAGTTCTGCAGGTCTTAAATGAGGGTACGCCTTAGTCCTCCCCCCATTTCGTTTAATATGTCCAAATTCAAGTAAATGAGTAAGAGATCCGTATTTAAAACTATATACGACCCAAACTCCATTTCTCACTCTTTTCTTACGCCATCCTTTTGAATATTTACCTGTTCTTTTAGGGCTAGTTTCCTTTAATTCTTTAACTGTTTCTTTAGCGACTTGCTCCGCAATTTTATCAACTTCTTCATTAACCTCTTCGCAATATTCTGCTAAAATATTTGCTAATTGTGCTGCTAAATCCATTTTCTAAAAACTCCTTCTATTTTTTTTAAATATCAACTTTTTACCCCCTTTTTGGTTGACAGCTTCCGACTTGGAAAAAGTTACCGCTCCCGGTACCTAAAATCAACGAAAATGCTTTACAAAGTGGGGGGGAGTGTCAATATCCTTTCAGTTCTATAAATCTTTTAGCGATTACTTTTCTTCGACTATTTATATAACGAGTAGTTTTATTTAGTTTCTCTGCCACGTCTTCCCAAGTCGCACCAGCTTCTAAATATCTCATTTTAAAAATGACTAGATCACTTTCAGTTAAGTTTTCCATCAAGGTATCTACAACTAGTTTGAAGCCTTCTAAATATCTTAGTGTTTGGTCTTCTTCAATTCTAATGATTGTCACTTCAGTAGGACTAGATACTGTCTTGCCTTTCCCACCAGTATAATCTTCAGTGCTATGTTTCTTATTATGTATCAGTTCCTGTCTTCTCGAATAAATTTTATTAGCAAGCGTTCTATATCGTCCTAACTCAATATCTATCCCGTCCAGGTCTCTGTTACTCAACTCGTACATAGGCAAGTACCTCCACTTAAATTTAAAAATTTTTTTATCTTTCAATTTGTCAAATTGTAAATTCTGTCAAACTGACAAAAAGCGCTAAAAGCCTTCCAACACTCCACTTACCAGGTATCATTGTTTTAAGTTTGACAACTCTTCAATATGACAAGTTCAAGGGAAATTTCTTTAATTTATCCCCTCAGTTTCTCATATCTTACATTCTGTGAAACTCACTCCATTCTGTAAACCCCTGATATACCTTACTTTCAAGCTATTACTTCTTTTCAGTTTATGCTTACTTTGTTATGTGAAACTTAGTAAAGCATAAAAGTAGGACTAGCGATATCTTTTCTGTTTCAGCCATATATCACTAGCCTTACTTAATTTGTTCCCTATTTTTCTAAATACTCTTTAATGTCCCGATATTCCTTAGAAAAATTCATCCATCCGCTAGAATCAGGAGTTAAGAATGGTAGGACAGTAAGCGGACTTACTTCTGTTCGATACGGCGATAGAGAATGTCTCTGACTTATTTCTCTGACTACACCTGTATGGATTTCTTCTACATCCTTCTTTAGTTCTTGAATTTCATCATATGCGTCCAGAATTCGTCTAAGTTTCTTTCGGTATTGTTTATAGATCTTCTTAGTTTCCATCCGTTGCTTAGTTTCTTTAAAAATGTATTCAAAGATGACTGCTTTAGCTTCTGAAAAATCACTATTATATTTTTCCTGAAGATAATTAATAGCTTTTTCCATCTTTTCAAGCTGTTCCAAAGACTCTAAGTTGTTAGATAAAAAATTGTCTATATTCTCAAATGAAACTGTTTGATTGCCTAAAAGACTCTTCCTTTTTTCGCTTAACTGTTCTCGTGCTGAATTAATCTTACTTTTTTTATTATCTAGATCATCCAGTGTTTCAAATACCTGATTAATATCCATTTCTTTCTCCTAGTTCCATTGAATAAGGTAACCACAATTTTCTTCAACTTTTTTAACATCAAATCGAGTATGTAAAAACAATCTTTTTCCAAAATAATCAGCTGAATTCAACCAACTAAGTGTATCTTTCTTTCGGTCAAACAAAGTAACAAAGTTTTCTAGATCTCCGATAAAGCCTTTTTTGTCACCTTTATTCCCTAATGTTGTATCATCTACAATTAAAAAGTTATCTACAAAAAATGTTTCACTTGTTCCTGTCTCTTTATCAACTTTAAGAAGATAATTTCCTGAAGTGTCTTTCATTTTTTCTAAGACACTAAATAGTGATTGACTAACAACCATAGATACATTGCGCTCTGGATTGATTAAAGAAACAATAGATTTCAAGTCGTCCATACTTGTAGCAGTCTGCACTTTCGCAGTTTGAAGAATTTTCCCAATCTCTCTATTTCGTGTTCTACGTTTTAATTTAATAATCTTCTTACCAAGAAAATCCGTTAAATTATATTGGCCATCATCTAATTGTTCCTGTGAAAAATCAAGTTTTCCACTGAATAATTTAACTAAGTAATCAACGCTGATAGTTTTCTTTTTATCTGCTTCTGTTCTCTCAGCCGAATTTTCGCTAAGTTCTTGTAACGAATCAGATTCAAAGTCAGTTACTTCATACTTCCCACCACGGGTGCGAGTCTCAATAACATTTACTAGATCAACCAGTTCTTTACGTTGATGTTCATCTTCGTAACTATCAAGGATTGGTTTTTCAATGAGTACATGATTATTTTCTACGTTCATCCCTCTAGTGTTATAACCTGTACTTCGGATATAAGCTTCTAGATTTTCTTTTTGTTTAGCTAAGTTAGTTGTCATTTTTTTGCTCCTTCATCTTTTAATATCTGATTTTTGTTTATAATTTTTTCTAAAATTCTTAGCTCTTAGCTTTTCTTTTATGACTCTCCGAGCCTTTAGAATCATTTTTTCTAGATTTTGATTTGTCTTGTTTGTTAGCATATTTTTCTAGTATTTCTTGTTTCCGTTGTTCTAAGCTTTCATCTTCTTTTTTACACTGAGAAAAGATTTTCTGTCTTTTATCTGGATCCATAGAAAACTTATTGGCTACTACATACCCTAAAGAAGTATCTCCTGACATCTTCCTCACCCCCTTTCTATGCAAACAAAAAGGGACATACCACTAGCATTATATGCTTACGGTATGTCCCTGAGTTGTTCTCAATAGACTTATTTTTTAGTTTCTTTTTTGACTAGATGGGTAAATTTCCCATCTGAATAGAATAAAGTAATTTCTCCAAAATTTGGAACTTTTTCTATCTCTATTATACCACATTTTTCGTAGACAACAAAGCCTTTTTCTGTTGCAAATCGCATTTTATCATCATTCATTGATATTCTCCCCTCACTGTGTTGATAGTGTATCTCTTATCTTTGATCGTAAAAGCCTTGAAAGTGTTCCCTTCTAAACCTTTCAAAATTCTACTTGAATTTCTAGCATTGTAAACAGTCCGCAGTTCACTACTATCTAGGTTCGTGTTGAAAATCGTAGTTTCTCGATTGTTGATAATATCAAACAAGAAATCCTGTTCCCAGTCACTCTTAGGTGTTACCGTCCCATTTTTTGCCCCCAGGTCATCGATGATTAGAAAATCTACATCAACTAACTTTTTAACCGCCTCATACTCTGTTAAGTTTGCATTTCTTCCATAAGCCCAGCCTTCTTTTATCTGCTTGATAATCTCAGTTAAGCTGATAAACAAGACACTCTTAGGCTCGTGCTTCTCCCTGAAACTCTCATTGATTTCTTTGGCCAAGGCAAGAGATAAATGACTTTTTCCGATTCCTGTGCTACCGCTGATTAAAGTATTTCCCGTCATGCCTCCAAGGTACTTCTGGGCTTGCCCCTTTACAAACTCTAACATCTGACGCTCCTCTGTCGTCTTAACAAAGAAATTATCAAATGTCGCTCCTTTCAACTCGTTAGGGATCGTACTGTCACGCATTAAGACATCATAAGTTTTAAAGTAAGCTTGCCTGTCCTCGAACTGCTGTAATAGGTCTTTCTCTTTTTGTTTAATCTCTCCCTTTACACACTCCGGGCAAAATGCTTGTAGTTTTCTTTCTGAACCCCCTAACACTGGTACAGAAATTTCCCAATAATTGACCTGGTGAATATCGCAAACTTTATCCGATATTATTCTGTTATTAAATTCTTTAAATTGTTCTTTCATCTGCGCAACTCCTAAAATGGTAAATCTGGAAAGTTGTCTTCGGACTTCCCTTTTATGGTTTTAGGCTTTTGATTCAAATAACCGTCAAACTTAGACCCGAAAAGTGTTTCTGGTCTCAGATACTTAGAAAATTCAGGACTATCCTTCCATTCTGCCGTTTTAATATCTATCACCTGTTTAAAATCTTCAAGTGTATAGCCTTCTTTGAATCGTGCTAGTAAAAGCCTTTTAGTCTTGTCAACAAACTTATATCGCTTATTAGCTACTTGATTCAGATAAGCAATAGGAATCCAAAGTTCTTTATGTTTTGTTTTCTCTAAATCTTTTATAGCTGTTTCTTCAAGCCAAGTAGGAAAAGTGAAGTCGGGATTTCCCGACAATATATTATCTAAATATAAATTATTACTCTTACTATTAACTCTATTCTCTTTCTCTTTCTCTATCTCTGTTGGACATGAGTTGGAAAAAGTCTCTTTACTTTGGACATTCTCCAATTTTGGTATATCTTGACTATTTTTTCTTTGGTCTCGCTTGTATTTTGCCCAGTTTGTTTCACTCTCAACCATGGCTTTTGCTTGTGATAATGTAGCATGGCCATCATCATCGATCTGAATTAGTCCGCATTTTGTAAAATATGCAAGCGTCATATTTATATCATCTTCAGAGACATCCAGTTTTAAAGCTAATTCCTGTACCAAACTATCAAAATATCCTTCATAGTACAAAATACAATCATCTTCTAAACTTTCCAACATAAGACGGATATAAATCACTGTCATAGTGTAGCCACCAGGCATATTTTTAAGTCGCTTAATAAAAAGATTATCAAAAAACTTCTTATCAACTTTTAACCAAAAATATATTTTAGTCTTTGCCATCATCTACCCCCAAGAACTTTAAAACGTCTGAGACTTTATAATACGCTTTTCTAGTATCTTCAATAGGCGGTATATACTGCGGTAGTCCTGCACATTCCCATTTTGTCAAGGTTTTATCTCCTATGCCCAGTTCTTCCTTTAGTTCCACCTTGCTGATCAAATCTAATCTTTTTTGAGGTGCTTTCTCATGGCTTTTTAAATACCGTTCCACTGCTTCCAAAATCTTAGACTTTAAATCTTCAATCATTTTTTCAAACATCTTAGTACCCCCATGGATTAAGCCCTGCAAGCTGAATATATCGCCCATAATCAGGGGTTAAATCCTCGCTAGCCGTTTCAATCGTCTGTGTACTTTCTCTCTCGATTTGGGTGCTTTTTTTGTGGTCTTGATAGTTTAAATAAAGCAGTAGGCCAATCATTACCACCACAAAGATAATCGATTGTGTATTGGTCAAATCTAATTCATTCATGTTATGCCCTCGCTTGGTAATTCTTGATATAATTCACTTGATAGCTTCGCTTCAACTTCAGAAAGTCGTACACCTCTTCAGAAGTTACTTTATCATCTAAAAAGTCAATGATGAACTGAAAGAGGTTCGGATGTCTATCCTTGATTTTAGTCATTAGCTTGTCAAATTCTGATCGTGTCATGTTGTCTAGATCTAGAGTCATATTTTTCTCCATTAGCCTTTCCTTGTCCTTTTTCTTGCCTGTTTTCTATATGGTATGCTTCACCACTCCAAACGCTGGGCAGTTGCCCCAAGTTGGCGAACGCTTGTAGCGGTGTTTCGTGGGTAATTACCCATCTTTCAACTAAACAAGGTCTTAGAATCACCCTGTCAGCGCTTGATTTCAAAACCTTTTCTAATTGCTTGCCTGCTCTTCGGTTTTTCTTTATGTATTTGATAGAATAGATATTTTTTGCTATAATCAGAGCATAGAAAAAATTTCTATATCCTTAATCTTGTCGCTTGCTCGCCTCGTCTAAAGTTTGAGCAAGTGATTTTTTTATTTTCTTTTTGCATGATTACTACCTGACTTTGGTTTATAAAGCAAGTCTTTACTTTCGATAAGATCTAGAATCCAACTGATTCCCTGTTCTACTGTTTCAAGAAATGCGCCCAGGTCTTCACTGTCCAAGTTCTCGTAGTTCATACAAAGATATTCGGCTAGTTGTCTGTCTTTCTCAACTAGCTTTTTAAAATCCTTGGGATACTTAGGAATTTCTAACCCCTTGGCATTTGTAACTGTCTTAAAATCATTTTCCATTTTCTATACTCCTATACTTTAAAAATTAATTCCTTAATTTCTGAATACCCCCTATTCAAGTTAATCATAGCTATTGCCATATCTTCCAAATGTTGGTAGTTTGTCAGTTCTACACTTGTCAAGCCATCAATGCCGTTCTTACTTTCTCGCTCCTTCATGAGTTGCGCTTTATTCTTCCCTGTCACTCCCTTTAGTAGTAAGTTTGTAAGGGTACTATAGGCATGCTTAGGTGCTTTCTCCCATGCTTGGATAGCTTCGGTTAAGGTCTTGCGCTTTGGCTTTTCCAGTTCTCTTTGAAGATAGCGTTTAGAGAGTTCATCACGCATTTCAAAAAAGGCTTTGACCAGGTTCTTCTTAAACTCTTTTACGGGTTCTGTATTTCGTAAGTAAGTGATCAGCAATGTTGCTTGTTGCTCGTTCAAAATATAATCCCGTACATTTTGCCCACTCTCTGAAGGTGAAATTTTAAATGTCACCTTTCCAAAACTCTCAAAGTCCTCTCGGTGTTTATTCAGCAAAATCTTCAAATGTCTGTGCTTAATTTCAGCGCATTCTGCAACGATACTGCTCAGTGTATACGGCTCTTTCTTGCCGTCCATATAAACCAATTCCATTAGTTCGCTCCTTTCTTCTTGTTGCTCGTGCTTGCCACCTAAAACAGTACCAAGGTAAAGCATTAAAGTAGGGTAAAATCGGAGAAAATGCACCCCTACAAATCCTTGATACTGCCATAGGTAGCAAGCACCTGAATCTAGCAAAAATTAGCTAGTCTGATAAATCAATCCCCCGTGCTAAAGCACCACATGAGAAATTTATAAATGTAAGATAGTATTACGATTGTGTTGCTCCTTTCTAACTATAAAATAGTTCATCTATGGTTATGTCTGATTTGATTTCTGCAACCATTGACTTAATCGCTAGGCGTTCTTTGTCATTGAATGGTGTTTTTCCTAATTCTTTGTTGTTATAAGACTGCAAAGAAATACCTAACTTGTCCGCCATCTGTTGTTGAGTCAGTCCCAACATAACCCGATAACCTCGTAGTTTGCTCATAGGTTTCCTCCTTTCTAAAAATCCCCCTCCATGAATAGATTGAAAGTATGAAAGGTTGGAGAGAACAGACTTTTTTGTCCCTTACAGTTTTTATGATAGCAGACAATTTTGTCTGTGTCAAGCGTTTTTTTAAATTTTTTGCAGACTTTTTTGTCTTTTTTGAAAATAAGTGTTATAATTATTAATGAAAGGTATTATGATTAATGAATAGATTGAAAGAATTAAGACAAGAAAAAAAGCTATCTCAAAAAGAAATAGCTGATCTCCTAGAAGTAAGTGAAAAAACTATATCCCGATGGGAAAATGGTGAAAACGCAATAAAATCAGACAAAGCCCAGCAACTTGCCGATTACTTTAAGGTCGGTGTTGGATATCTTTTGGGAGATGATGAAAGAAGAACAACCTACCTATCATCTACTATAGAGAAATATAGTGATAACATGGAATCTCCCGTAGACTTCGCAGGATATGGTTTATTAGCGCTAACTCGTGGTGAAAAAGTAAGAGATACTGTGATTGAAAATCTTAGAGAAATCACTGATTATTATGGTCATAAAAGGTTTTCCAAGGAAGAGTTTAAAAATTGGAATCAAGAGAAAAAAGATTTCATGCTCAAGGAAATGCAAAACTATGCTGATACTAGTATCGGAAGATTTCTAGCAGGGCTAATGACATTTCCTGATAAGACTAAAATTACTATTATCGACTTCCTGTCCCTAGACAAGAGAGATAGAGAAGCAATTAGTACAATAATTTCCTCATTAGCTGATAATCCTGTTCTTCATAAAGATTATGAGGACTAACATAAAACCACTAGCCACTATATAAGCCCCATGTCCGACTTGTTTCCTATTCTGGTACAATTTACCGTCTGACTGTTTAAAATCGAAAATAGAGGCATTCTCGTAGCTCCTCGCATGGTATAAACTCAAAACCTTTTCTATCTAAAAGAAAAAGAAATATAAAGATATATAAAAAAGTATACAAATAATAACACTTTTAGGTACATATTAAAAACATAGAAACATAGTTTTAAAATATTGTGTAAACCACAATTTAATCATACTTACTAATTTTTAAAAAATAAGGGGGATAATTTGATGATTAAAGATATTATTGAAAATAATAGTTATCCAATTGTATTTATTGGCTCTGGGATGTCAAAACGTTATTTGAAAAATTTTCCTACTTGGGATGCACTCCTTAAAGAATATTGGGAGCAAATAGAGGAACCAACTAGTATTTTTCAATTCAAACGCTCACTGAAAAGATCAGAAATTCCAGAAACTACTACAGATTTAGAAAAAGATTTTTTAGTTAACGTAAAAACTGCGGCTTACATCCAGCAAAAATTTGACGACCTCTTTTATGATGGAACCATTTTTGTCGAGGGTCTTACCGATGAAGAAGCCTATTCAAATAACATTTCGCCTTTTAAATACTCGGTTGCACAGCGTTTTTCAAAATATGAAATTAAAGATGAGATGCGTGACGAGATAGAAGAATATAAGAACTTTCTGTCGAAAGCTAAAGTTATTGTGACTACGAATTATGACACTTTAACAGAAGATTTACTTGCCGAATTAGATAAAAGGCCGACTGTTTATATTGGTCAAAAAGGTTTTTTTGACGAAACCTATAACTGGTCAGAATTATTCAAAATTCATGGAGATGTAAATGACCCCAGCAGTATTATTATCACAGAAAAAGATTATAAAACTTATGATCAAAATTCCATTTTAATCAGTGCAAAAATACTCTCTAATTTAATTCAATCACCAATTATTTTTTTAGGATATTCTCTTACTGATAGAAATGTTCAAAAATTATTGACAGATTTTGCTTCACAGCTTCCAAATGATGACATGAGGAAAAATCTTAATCGAATAACAGTTGTAGAATATGAAAAGGATAATCACGATTTTACAGAACAGATTGTCAACAACCCTTCTTTGAATACCTCACATTCAATTCTAAGAACTGATAACTATAAACAAATTTTTTCAGACATAGGAAAAATAAACCAAGGATTAACTCCTTATGAAGTCAATCGTTTTCAAGAATCAATAAAAACTATAATTGTTACTGCAGGTAAAATAGGAAAACTTGATAGTCACCTTGTTAGTCCACAAAATCTTGACACTCTTCCTGAAGATATAAAAAAACGACGGATAGTCGTCGCTTTAGGTGATAAAAAGAATATGTTTGTAAATCCTAGCTACATCGATTATGTAGAAGATTATTTCAACGATGGAGCCACATTCTTACCAGAAGTCGCCTTACGATTTATAGCTAACGAAAATACACAAGCTAGAATCCCTTTTGTAAAATATCTAAAAGATGTAGATTATGATAAGTTCGACTTCTTATCTAAAAAACAAAAAGAAAAAATCTCCAAAAGAATCAATAAAATGGGAACTCTGCAAAACATCATTGATACGGTACCCAGACACAACAAAAAGGCATACAGCGATTTGCAAACTATTCTAGAGCTCAATGCACCTAAAACAAGAGAATTAGAATTAATCGCTTATAATATAGAGAATATTCCACAAAATGCCGTACTAGATTATATTAATTCTAAAGTAATTCCTGTCCTACAAGATAATTATAATGATAATGCTTCCGAATTATCAGCTCAGAGACGATTATTATTGGCTTATGATTTGATTAGTAACGGAAATTTGAGATAACAAAAAAAACGATAGAGGACTGCTCGAGATGCAGAAAACTATCGTTGGGACTAGCGGGGTTTTGCTAGGAGAAGGGCAGGTTCTAAACTAATTTTAGAAAAAGACACATTCTTCTACACTATTTTATAATTTTTAGAAGTGATAGTCAACTTCTAAAAACTATCAATAAAAAATTATTAGAAATATTGTAAAAACAATAACGTACTTGTGATTTATTACACTCTATAAATTCAAAACCTTTTCTAATTGCTTGCCTGCTGATGGAAAAGGAGTTAAAACCATGAAAATTACACAACACACGAAAAAAGACGGATCAGCAGTCTACCGCTCCAGTATCTATCTTGGCATTGATTCTGTAACTGGTAAGAAGGTCAAGACTACCATATCAGCACGAACAAAGAAAGAACTCAAAAACAAGGCCACCCAAGCTAAGGTAGAATTTGAGAAAAACGGCTCGACACGGAAACAACGCTCACATATAACAAAATATAGCGAACTTGTGGACTTATTTTGGCAAACCTACCAGCATACCATAAAGACTAATACGCAGATCAAGATAAAAGGTTGCTTAAATAATTACCTCTTGCCCTCATTTGGCACTTACAAACTAGATAAACTTACACCTGTCATTATCCAAACTCAGGTAAATAAGTGGGCGGATGAGTACAATCAGGACGGAACGGGGTATAAAGAATACAATCACCTTCATGCCTTAAATAAACGTATTCTACAGTATGGAGTTTCTATCCAAGCATTAGACAATAACCCTGCTCGTGATATTATCATTCCTAGAAAGATAATGACTATTATACCGAAATTTTTGATTTTTTTAAAGGAAAAGGGAACAAGTTGTGCAGATTATTATAAAATATCCAATACAAAAAGATGGGACCGTAAAACGGTCACCATCTTTTTTAGTTATTCAAAGTTAAGATTAGTCAACTTTTTTAGCACGGTATACAAGTCCTGCCAAAGCTGCAAGAACTAG